CAGTCAACGCAGAACGTATCAGAGAATGGGACAATTCACTTGGTACTTTCTTGAAAGGTAAATCAACTCGAAATGTTCAAGTTGCAGTGATGTTGGGAGATCCAGGATGTGGAAAGTCCAAACCAATAGCAGACTTGCTTAAATCCGACTTATATCATAAAGTTGGAGTATTCAGTGTTGTTTGTCCGAACGGAGATCTGAGAGATGATTGGGCAAGAAAGATAGGTCTGAGGAAAAAGAAAGGTGAAGCTCAAAGACCTTCAAATCACGCTCATTGTTGCACGTATGAAGTTTTCATCGCAAAGTTCGGAGGAGCAAGAGTTGTTGTTTTTGATGAGTTTTCAAAATTGCCGCCAGGCTTTATCGTAAATGCGATAAATATCTGTCCGGACATAACTCACGTCATTCTTTTAGGAGATCCGAATCAAGGAGAACACCATGCGCCCGAAAGGAATGCAAGCGCAATAAACGCACTGCCCTCAGAATTAGAAAGGTACAGTGTGTATAGTGGAGACTTTATCGTTGGGACGAAAAGGTTCGGAAGTTCACTTGGGAATATCTTCTGTACACCAACAATATATGAACATGAATTCGGCGGATTGAGATTTGCGCCAGCAGTACCTACAGAATATGCGGATTTACAGAGAATTTATCCAGGAGTACCTTTAGTCAAGTTGAAATCATGGTGGGACAACCACTGCTTGATGGAAGGAAGTAATGCGTTAGTTGAAGCTGATGCAGCTATGAACATGAACGAAGCGGCTACAATGAACTCAATGCAAGGTTATACGCATGAGTTGGCAATCGTGAGGATAAATCATACGGTCATAAACCATGTGTCCGCGCAAATTCTTTGGGTAGCAATGTCGAGAGCACCGAGGCTTTTGATAGTTTTCACAAATGTCAATAATCAAAACGTCAACACCATTCAAAGTAGCAAACCCTTAAGTGTACTATACCATTATTACCAGGTCACACCAATAGGGCGTTCGGCAATTTTCGATCCTCAGTATGTGATCGATTTCAGAAAAGTAATTGGCAAGATGAATCCGCAATGGAGGATGATTTTAGCTTTCCCTCCGGATAAATGCACCAATTGGGAGACGGTCAAAGTTCATTTCCCTAACTTGTATGGGTACTTGGATGGGAATAGGCTTGTCAGATTTGGGTCAGGCAAGTTCTACCGTCAGATAGACAGAAACGACCCAGCTGATGAAAAGAATCCTTGGATGAAAGGTAGGGGTTTAGGATACAGGCAGCAAGTTGATGAGGGGGTACCAGTGAAAGAAACAATAGCTCCAGTCCCCACATTAAAAACCAAAATACCAATAGCCAAGGAAAGCCATTATGTTGAAGACGTGATGGAGAAGATGCCGGAACAGTATGATCGTGAGCTTTATGTGCCCGGGAGAGGTTACTCAAAACAAGCGCCTGATGAGTACAGGAGGCGTAAAGATGCTGAGGATATAGTTAAGCGAATTGCTCAAGCCGAACCAGGTGCTAAAGGAACCAGAAGAGAGGCAAATAAGGTCAGAGAAGAGTTGCGAAAATTGCCAGCTCAAGAGAGACCAGACATGTTCAAGACAACACTAATGAATATGGGTCTAGATCAACGAAGTAGTGATGAAGCATCTTTCGCTGCAATGTTGCGCGAGAGAGTTCGCAGAGGAGATCTAGAAACGAATACTCAAGAGTTAGCGATCGAAGAAGCGTATGGTGATCATTTGTGGGATGGTTACAAAGAGTACATGGGATGGGGAAGACCTGAGCCTTATGATCCCGATCTAATGGAAGAAAGTGCAGCCAAGTTCGAGGCAAGAAGAGCATCAAGGCCACAAGCACTAAAACAAATGTCAGCAAGTAGAGGCGATCCTGATTTCGGTGGGCGCTTTGTGGGAAAAACGCAAGTCAAGTTGAAGTCCACAGAGATCAAATCTGCTTCCGCTTTGCAAACCACAGTCACAATGTCTGATGATTACTTGTTCAAGTTCGGTAAAGTGGGAGTTTATATGTTGGAAAAACTTACTGCCATATTACCAGATTATGTTTACATCGAGGCTAAAAAGACTTTTAAAGACAGAGCTGACTTTGTGGCCGAGCATTTCCAAACCGGTGCTTATTGGGCTTCAGATCAAACCCAGCAAGAAAAGGGAATGAACGGAGCTTATCTGCAGTTCTTCATGCGATTGATGGCACATTTAGGAGTTCCCCCCGACATAATTGAAGATTTCAAGAAAATGAAATTAGACACAAAAGTTGGGAGAATTGTGCTTGGTATTATGACCGCGAGTGGAGAACTTTTCACTTGGCTAATAAACACGAATGCTAGCATTGCAAGAGCTATCGCCAAATATGATTTCAGAAAAGGAGATGTCATGATGGCGACAGGCGATGATTTGCTGGCTGAAAGAATACCATTTGAAAGGAGAACATGGAGAGATTGGTCCAGATTTGATCACGTTGAAGAGAAACCAGAAAGCAGTACGGAC